GAGGAGGACGAAATGGCCGTCATGCGAAGAAGAGAAATGGAACTACAACTCGCAGTTAATATGAAGAATCTAGGATTTGATGTGGATATGAACGAGGACGGTGATTTCGTGTTTAAGAAGTTCCCCGCTAAGGAATTAATTGATGTTGATTTGGAAGCCGAGGACGGAAAACAAATTGAAACTGACCCATATGCGGGAACTAATATTGACCGTTCACAGTTAGGCCAACTACAGGAGCAAGCGTTAATGACCGGAAATACGAAGGCGCAGGTCGCAGGAGAGACTACTATGGAAAAGGGTCCTCCCAAGAGATTTAGCGGCTTACCTAAAGAGGCTGGAAATAACAATGTTGATAGTAGAACAGAAAGGAGGATTCCATGATGATTATTAAAAAAGCGGCTGGGTTAATGTCTAGAGAAGAAGCCGAACAATTGAATGAGGCTTGTTCTATTTATTTAGTTAAGGAAGTTAGATTTAGAGAGATAGTAGGTAAAATTAAGTCCCTTGGATTTTTTGACGCTATCGCTAATGCTATGGAAAACTTTGGTAATTTGGTGGGGCGTGATAGCGCAATTGAAAGGATTGAACTTGATAATGAAGAACTACCGAATAGAACGCTAGAATTTTATACAATTGATAGTAAAGATTATAATTGGATTATTGAAACTAGTAATAAACTTGGTCGTAGGTTAACGATTTTACAATTAGTTCAAATGGGGAATGAATTTGATTTAGATAATTTAGTGGCTTTGGTTCCTATTGAAACGGGTTTGGGTAATATGGACCCTGCTTTTAAGTCGTCGGTTGTTTCTAAATTTAATAAACTTGTAGTGGATTCCACGGGTCTTGCAACTGATAATTTGGGAGAGATACCGTTTAAAAGAGGTATAGGGGCCTACTCCACTGCTATGTATGATTTGTCAAGAGGGCGATTATTTGGTGCAACTAATTTTAGCGGTGTTATGAAAAAGGTGGCTAGTATAGTATCTAAATTTGATGAAAATGTTGGATTTGTAGCAAATTCTCAAACTGCTAATTTAGAAAAGTTTTTTCATACGGACCCTGACGACTCACGAGAAAGGTTTATTGGGGCGGCTATTGTTGATGTATCGCCTTACAACGAAAAAATTAACAGGGATAGAACCGTGTCCTTAAGTTTAAACTATGATTTTTTAGATAAGTTTTTCTCTCCGAGATTAAAGAAACAGATGTTAAGAAGAATTAGAAAATTTATCGGTAGGAGGGGGCAACGGGACAATACTTATAATATTTTAGGGTATATGGACACCTCATCTATTGGAGGGATAACTACTCTTAGAAACTATCCCTTTGCTGTTTTTGGTTTTAGTAGTAACTCACAAATTGAAAATCAACTACAAAGCCTAGAGTCGTTTTTAAAGGGACTTAGTGAAATAAGTATAGAAGGAAAACCTTATTCTATTCCGGAAGATGTAGAGTCAGAAATAATTAGAAAACTAGAGGCTGGGTTATCTTTGTATTATGAAAACAATGGTTTAACTAGACCAATTACAACACTAGAGGGTAAGGCTAATAGGTTTAGAAGTAGAACCATCCGTAGTATTTTTGACGATGCTATCGCTTCTTCGTTGCCGGGATTCTCCCAACCAACGGGTCAGCAAAGAGGCTTTAAATTAGAAAAGTCTTATACTGGTCTACCGACTACACTCAAGGACCTTTCTAACGAAAACACCTTTAATGATTTATTGAGAGTAAAGGGTAAAATTCCTACATATGTTCCAAAGGATAAAAAACAAAGAATGTATAAACAGTATCTCACAGAAGCATTAGAAAAAGATTTCTCCGGATATTTAGAAAGCCCTAACTTTAAGCCATTTATTGACATTTCCGAAAATTCTGATTTTACACTATACCTTAGAAGGAGAGTAAAAGAAATGGGTTCTAATAAAATTCACTTTATATTAAATTTAAGAGATAAGTCTAATGTAGATATTGGTATGTCTGTTAATTTTGAGTTTAAATTTTCTTTACCAGATTTTACTTCTAACACTCCCGGTAATTTAACTCTTGAAGAGGTAGATGTTGAAAGGTATTTTGACAAAACTTCCCAAAGCAAGTATACAGTAGATGTAAATAAAATAGAAGATTTAAATATAGAAATGGTTGATATTATTAGACGAGTTTATGAACCAAGAAGATTTTATAGTAGTGAAGAAGGGCTACAGGCAAAGGATAAAGAAGGAAGAAGAACTACAAATCCTGCGCTGACAGCAAAGGGGTTTTTATCTACTATTTTTAGAGAGCAAGCAAATAGAGAAGACACTATAGTTTTACAGGACCTCACCATAGATAACTTAACAGGTAGGGTGCTTGGTATTTTGTATTATCCGGGTCTTACCGGCGACGGGTTTTATCTATCAGTAGATGATAGAAAAAGTGGTTTAGTTAGAGTAAGGCCCGAAAAAGGAGAAATTTTTGTAGTATGCTCTGGTGGTGTGGTTCTTAGTGAGGGGAATAGAAAGGTTACAGAATCGGTTTGTTCTTATGCACAATCACGAGAAGATTTTCAAGCCAGCATGGATAGTGCGATTCCTGCTTTTCAAGCCGCAGGTGCATTTAGACCCGGAAAAATAAATTTAGAAAATTTGGATTTTGTAGAACACGGTGAGAAGCCGGGTGATATTGCTAACATAGAAATTAGTAGGGGTCAAAATTTTACACTTAAATATAAATTGAAGGGAACAGAAAAGGATAATATGCTTAGATTTGATGTAAGCGAAGAAATTCTTAATGATGTAGAAGAATATTTAAAAACTAGGTTATCCTATGCTGATGATGAAACAGAATTTCAAGATATTATACTAGAATGTAACTTAAATGTTTATCAACCGACTTTGAAATTTAATATATTTGCTATTTATGTAGACAGCGATGGTGATAGAAATAATGATAGAACACAATTTGCTTATGTTAAAGGAAAACTTCCCGGTGGTATTGTTCCTATTCGTCGTAGTATTGGTGAATCTATACTTGATGAAAATAATGTTATAAAAATTATGCAGGACATAGAAGAAAAGGTATCTATACAATACGGTGAGACAATAAATTACATTAAAAATAATAAAAAGGAACTCGTTGATAAAATTAGAAGAAAGGCTTATGGGTATGAACTATCACACACGGGCAATGTAGGCTCCGTATATGCCGAAAGAAGTTATGGAGGAAAAGTAAATGAATGATAAAATTAGAAAAAAACTAGACAATAAGAAAAAACAAATCAAGAAGGACCTAACAATGGGGGTCCCCGAAGCACCTCCGGAAAAATGGGAAAAAAACCCAACTGTTCCGGATTTTGTTCAGGGTGGTCCTAAAATGAGCAAGAAGTGGAAGCAGGTTTGAGGTGATTTAATGGTGATGGAGAGTTTTAATCTAAAGCAGTATATTATCCAACACCTCAAGGATAAGGACCCGAAAGAATTAACTACTCAAAATATCAACAAATATATTAGAGCCGCCAAAGCATTTCAATCCGGGGTGGAGTCTAACGAGGTTGAATTAGATGATGATATGAAAAGTTTCATTTCTTCTATGGACTTACTATCCGAGGGGGATATTACAAAAATTGTTGAAAGACTTAAGGGTTATTTTAGATTAAGTGGGGACGGAGATGTATTAAGAGTCGGTCCCAATAATAGATTTGTTAGATTTGATAGACCGGAAAACGCTAGAGCCTATCAGTCAATGTTTAGGAGGTCGGGTTCCTCCCTACAAGTAAATGTAGAAAAACTTCAAGAGGAACTTTCCGGTGGGGTTATGACCGAAAAACTAATGGCCTTTTACGATGCTTTAGTAAAGGTCTTGCCTATTAAAATTAACATTAAGCCCGATAGAAGAATTCTTTTCTTGGCTAATTTTATTGGAGTGGCGGCTAAAACTCTTACGGATAGAGAATTACCCTCCACTACAGAAGGGGGTGAAGCAAACATTTCTCGGTTCATGGTAGTATGGCCGAGAATGAAAACTAGAATTACAAACGCTATTCCTTTGGGAAGAATCCCAAGAAGGAGAGTTCTAGACAATTTATACAGGATTCTAAATGATTATGAATTAGGTATTGAAATTTTCACGGACATTTTCATGGAAGAAGAATTCGTTCAAAACGAGTTAGATGTTCCCGTGTCCGAAGCCCCTAATAGCAAGACCTACGCCGAATGGATTGTTCTTGCTATTTTGTCCAAGCACCCCCCTACTATATTTTCTACTAGAGAAAGGAAGGTCGTTAACTCGCTGGACATTGATATGGAGTTTGACTACACGACAGGTTTTCCCGACGAGGAAAAAATGGACTTAGGAGAATTGAACACAAAGGAAAGACGACGAATAAAGACTTACCTCCAAGACGCAGAACCCACGAAGTTCTTTGGGGAAGAATACCTCAAACTAACAAAAGTTATAAATACATTGGGCAGTATAGTAGATTCAGCGGAAGAGGATGAGTTAGAGGGGATGGATGAGGAGAACCTCAAATTGATTAAAAAATTAGCCCACCTTAGAAAGCGATACGAAACACTATACGAAGAAATATATGGAATGGTATACGGAGAGGAAGAATAATGGACGAAGTAGTAGATATTATTAAAATGTTAATCACTAGAATTGAGAACCTAGAAACGCAAGTTAGAGAATCAAGTATGAGTTTGATGAAGTCGGGTATGGTTGTTCATACTCCTCGCCCGTCAATGCAAACTTCTAGCCCGGTTCCATCGGCTGATACTATCGCTAAGATGGACTGGTCCGAGTTAGACGAATTGGTTGGAAAATTGGAGGGAACACTATGAGTATGGTAGACGAAAAACCGGAAGATGATTTGAGAGACAAGAGAATGCTTTTGACCCGACTCGTTGAGTTGGAGTCAATTATTACTAATGCTTTGGGTATCATGGCTGAAACAGGAGAGGAACGCCCCTACAAAGAAATTAAACCTCAGCCCATGAATGTTGAAAATATGGCGGCTAAGGCAAAGTCCGGCTCTGTTCAAGAAGTGAAGAAAAGTCGTCAGCACAAACTTTTGCCCGAACATATGTTTTACAAAAGCACCGAAGAAGATAGAGGAATACCCCGAACCGAAGACTCGGAAGTTCCGGAGGATTCTCAAGACAAGGATTTGGAGGCCGCTTTAGAAACCGCACTTGAAAAACTTCGCCGGTATAAGCACACCTTGAAGGTTAGCGAAGAAGCCGCATTTGTTCCCTCCGACGAAGCATGAGGGGGGATGAATATGTTTCCGGACATTTTTTCTATTCATAAGAATAGTGTTTCTTTGACAAACAGAGTTAAGGCTACTTATTTAACTGCCGTTGAGAACCCCAAGGCATACGATTACGAATGGGAAAAACTAGTGGTTGAGTTAAGAACCCTACTAGAACAGGACAAGTATAAGGAAATTTTCCCTGATTTAGAATCGGACATTCTTTATTCCGACAAGGCATTAGATGTTAAGGATAGAAAGGCAAAGCAATTATATTCATCTTTGACGACCAAGCCCGTTTTAATGAAGGAGGATGAGAAAGTTAAATTCATTACTCCCAATAAACCCATGTATAGAATTTTTGATATTGACGACCTAAGAGAAATTAAGGGAATGACGGGAGAGTTCATCGTTCAAGAAAAATACGATGGATTGAGGGTTCAAGTTCACAAAGAAGGCGATACGATTAAAGTTTATTCATTTAATGGAAATGAAATTACAGAAAAATTTCCTAAGTGTGTTGATTATCTAAAGAAAAAGGAAATTAAGAATTGTATTTTGGATGGAGAGGCCGTCCTTTACAAAGACGATGAACCTTTAATTCGTGCAGATACATTAGCATATATTAACAAAAAAGAAAAAGGTGAGGGCGATATTAAAATCCATGTCTTTGATATTATGTCATATGACAACGAATCTGTGGCTATGGAAAAAATGGAAGACCGATTAAAAATTCTAATCAGTGAATTTACCGCTCTTACCAACGAAATTATTCTCTTTCCTAATAAGAGTAATACTAGAGAAGCAGACTCCTACGAAGAAATTGAAGAATACGCTATGGAAATTATGAATAATCCAACCTCCGAGGGAGTAGTCATTAAGGATGCTAAATCTTCGTATGTTATCGGAAAGAAGAAAAACCCCAAGTGGATTAAGTGGAAGAAAATTATTGACCTAGATGTAATCGTTCTTTCAAAGAGAATTAATAAAAATAAATCCAATACTTACATTGTGGGTATCGGTCCTGTAGAAGAGGACACCCCAAAGGCAAGAGAATTTGAGGGCGAGTATTACGCTGAGGTTGGTAAAACTGTAAATACTAAGGCTGATGTAGAAGAAGGTAAAATTATTCGTGTGAAGGTGGATGAAGTTATGGGCGATGCAAAGAAAGGCTACAGCCTTTACAACGCTAAGTTCCATGAGATTCCCGAAGTCAGCGAGTCGGATAAACTTGTTACTCTAGAATTCTTAACTAAGAATGGGAAAAAAAGTTTAGCAGATTACACCGTGGAGGCTCTCAAAAAATCGTATATTATTACCGATGGGGTTCACGGTATTGCTAAAATGGATTTAGAATTAAACATGGATGGTTTAGTTTTTCACGGTTTTAAGGAAAAGAACCTCATGTCAAAGAACGCATATCCGGATATGGAACTTTGGAAGAGGGAAATTAAAAGAGCCTACGGGAAGGACAACGGTAGATTTATGTCCTTTGTCCAAGAAATTTTACAAAATCACGGAACTTTAACAATAGAAAATATTTTCAAAAGGGCTATGGCCCACGACCCCGACCTCATCAATAGATTATTTGGTGATAAAAACGGAATGGAAAAAATGAAGAAGAGACTTATGCAGATGGGAGATGCTTATGGTATCGTTGGTAAGGATAAATTTTATCACGACGATAAAACCCTCAATAAAATGGACGAACAGGTAGGGGACTTTTTAATGTGGCTGGGTAAGAATGAAAAAATCTATTTCGTAGTTAAACATAAGGATTTTGAAAATGTTTGGGAAGTGGACATTGAATCAAAAGAAAACCTCTATGATTTTTTGGGAGAAGCCGGTAAATATCCTTGTAAGTTAGTTTCATCCCCCGAAGATGATATTCTAATTGACAAAGGAAAGGTGATGTTAGGCGCACACCGACATGGCTACCATGAGTATATGTTGAGAGGAAAGGATATTGACTCAAAATTACACACTAGATTCTTACCTGTTGACGGTGAAGAAATGTGGTTGGCTTGGACTGGTTATGAAACTAAACCAGCACCGAAGGATTCTAACGAAGGTCTGTATGATGCTAGAGGGGATAAACACAACAAAATGCAAAATAAAGTTGTAGAATCTAAGTAATATTTATATAGTCTTCTAACCTACTAATTACTATGCAGTTGGAAACTCCGATGTTTGGTAATGCACCTACCGATGGTGGGGAATTTATCATTCTTAAGGAAAACAAAGAGTGCGTTATTGCTGGCTATGCATCAGTTGATGTGGTGGATAAGCAGAACGATAAAATTACTCTTAATGCAATCCGTGAAGCGGCAGACGGTTTTATGAAAAATGACCGCTTCCGAAATGTGATGATTACCCACTCTAATGTGCAAGTGGGTGAGGTATTAGACAATTATACAGATTCCAAAGGAAAAGTCCTTAAAACAGGCGTTGATGATACAGGTTTTTTTGTAGTGATAAAGTTAAGAAATGATATTGAGAAGGCAAAAGAAGTAGCACGAGATATTCGTCGTGGAAAACTTCGTTCTTTCTCAATCGGAGGACAGGCAATTAACAAAGCCAATAAATATGACCCCGACATCGGAAGTTATAAAGAAATTGATAAGTTAGAATTGCATGAAATCACAATTTGTGAAGAAGGGATTAATCCCGAAGCCAAATTTAATATAATTAAGGAGGACAAAAAAATGAGTGAAATTGAAAAGGCATTGGCCGAATTTAATGATGTAATGGCTGAACTGAAAAACACCGTGTTGTTGAAGGATGATTCCGACGATACCGACATGGAAATGATGGAAGAAGCCGCTCTCCGTGGTGGGAGTGAAGATGAAATGATGGATAAAGAAGATAGCGCATTCTTGGAAGAAGAGGAAGGCGACTACATGGCTCAAGAAGAAGATGTGGAACTTGAGTATATGCAGGAAAGAAAGGGTGTTGATACTCTTGACCTTTCTCCTTCTAACCTTGAGAAGGCTTACGAGGCTTTCCGAGCAGAAAAGCAAGAGGACCGAGCATACGATTTAGTTAAGGCTCAGTTTGAGGCTCGCTACGCAAAGGAACTTGAGATTGAAAAGCAAGAAATTGCTAAGTCCAAGTTTAACGCACAAAGCGAATTGGAGAATCTCCGAGAGGAATTGTCTACGCTTCGTAAGAGTTTGGAAAACAACGAAATTGCTAAGGCACAAACGGTGGAAGAAACCACCCGTCAACTTAGCGAAGAATTTTCCCGAATTGGTGAAATGTCGTGGGATGAAATCCACGGTCTTTTTGCTAGTAAGAGAGGGGGTCAATAAACATGAGTGGATATTTTAAGACTATTGGAGATTTGGAGCGAGCAACCTACGGATTGGGTAGCGATAACCTTTTGAAAGCAACGGGCATTACTAGCGGTATTCATGCTGGACACGCTTTGGCTACTCCCGGTGGAGATGCTACTTTGCACAATTTGATTTACGGCCAAAAAGTGTGGTCTATGATTAACCGTGAAATTAACGCCCTTTCTATTCTTCCTAAGAAACCTTGGAAGTCTAGTGGCTGGCGAATTATGAAAGAGCGAGCAATTGGTGGTGCGGCTGATACTTTCTCCGTTTCCGACCTTGATGATTTGGGCGGAACTGCTGAGAATGCCGCACTTTCGGGTATCACGAATGTTAAGCCCGTCTATGAGAACCTTCATGTTTCTCCTAAGACGATTGCTCACACTTTTGAGATTTCCGAGATTGCACAATTGATGGCTGGTCTTGATGATGGTTTGGGCGACCTTATCGCTTCTTACCGTGAAGAGGTCGGTGTTTCTCACGCTGAGTCTATGAACAAAATGATTTTGCAGGATTTGACTAGTGTTGCTGGAACGGGTATTGATGCTCACGCTACTAAGGCTGATAACTCGCTTATGACCCTTTATAAAATTGTGGCTACCTTTGCAGAAACCGACGCTTTGTCAACTTATGTTACAAACAAAAACAACCTTTACGGTGTGACTCGTGCTTCTTCCGGAACCGATTATTTGGAGGCATATGTTGATTCTAACTCCGGAACCGAAAGAAACCTTACGGTTAGTCTGCTTAACACGGCTATTCGTAATTTGATGGCCCGTGGTGGAGAACCAAAGGTTATTTTGACTGGATATGATACCATTCAAACTCTCGGTGAATTGCTTCAAGCACAGGAACGCTTTATGGGCAGAACGGAAATTACGCCATCCCACAACGGAATTAAGGGTGTTGAAGGTAGAGAAGTCGGTTTCCGAGTCGCTACCTATCACGACATTCCTATCATTCCCGTGAAGGATATGCCTAACGGTGGTGCTGGTATTTCGGATATGTTGATTCTTGACACGGACCATTTGTTCCTTTGCACTATGAAGCCAACCGAATACTTTGAAGGTGGTATTAATGCTGATGTTTTCGGACACGGCAAATTGGGACACCGTGGGCTTTACCGCACCGTTGCTGAAACTGTTTGCACCTACTTCCGAGGACAGGGTAAAATCCTTGACCTTCAATGAGGTGTTTTAAATGACTTCAACATTTACAATGTTAGCAGACCATTTGGGTTTTACTGGTCCGAAGGTCATGGGACATGAGTATTATGTGGATGCCGCAGTTAATTGCACTTCTTATCGTGGTGTTTTGAGCCTTACCGGAACTTTTGTTGCTTCGGATAACACCTTTACTTTGACTGTTGCTGATACCGCAGATTTTAGTCGTTTGGCTATTGGACAAGAATATGCTATTACTGATTCTGTCGGCACTACTAACGATGCTACAGTTACGATTGATGGCTTGAGTGGTTCGGGTGGAATTGGTTCTGTAATTACATTTAGCGCAGTAGCAGGAGATGAAACAGGCGATACAATTACTCTTACCCCAAGCGAAGAGTATCTTTTGGCTAGTGATTTTGGTCTTAGCAACATTAGTGCTGTTTTTGTTACAGGGCATGAGGATGGAACCAACGCATACACGGTTAAGACTAGTGATGCTGGGGCATATGCTAGTTCTAAGTTTGTTGAATTGGAAATTCGTGTTGGTTCAACTGGAACCGAATTAGCAGCCGCCGCATCCAATGGTGATTGTGTTAGATTGCGAGTTTTCGGAAACCTTTGAGGTGAAGTAAATGCGTGTAAAAAATATTACTGGCGGGACTAAGGTTATTTTCGGAAGAGCGTATTTGGGTAATTACGAATACGATGTTTCGGAAGACCTGCGAGATATTTTTATTAGAAATGGATTTGAGATTTTGGGAGAGGAGGTGGCTGAAACCCCTGTTGAGGAAACCTTAGAAGAATCAACGGAGGTTAGTGAAGTCGCACCTCTACCCGATTTCTCTTCTATGACTAAAAGGGAATTGCAGGATTACCTTACTGAGCAAGGTGTTGTTTATCTTAGACAAAACACCAAAGCAGAATTGCTTTCACTCGCTTTGGGTGAAAGTGAAGAAGAGTAAGTTTTATAACATAGCCCCGCTTGGTTAATATCAAGAGGGAATATATTATGCCTGTTAATTCAACTAAAATTACTGCGAACACACAAGTTTCATCCATCGGTGGAACCTTTGACGGATTTATTTATTATAATGGTGCGACGGCTTCGGTTGTTTATGTTTTTGATAATAACAATTCCGACATTTCGGCTCCTTTTAACTATAACAACGACCCCACTATTAATACGGGGGCAACCGCAGGGCTTTCTGCTGGTATGTTAGTTTTTGGTGATGGGATTCCCGATGGGGCCACTATTGCTTCAATTACTGATGCTACTTCTTTTGAATTAAGTGTTTCTACTACCGGAGGTGCAAAGGTCGCTTCTTTGCTTACATTTGTTTCCGTGGAAAACCCAATTGGAAAGTTTAAAATTGATGCTAACTCTAGCGACGACATTAGAGGATTAGAAATTATTTGCCGCAACGGAATTAAAATTGTGGGTGAAAATTTCACTACATTGGAAGTCTTTGCCCTCACCAATTAGGGGGTTAGAGAATGGTCCAAGTTCCAAGACTACGAAACTACGAGAAAAAAATTCCTTCGGGGGTTGAGTGGACTGAGGCTCTGTCCTTAGAGGTTTTAATTGATTTTATTAATGCTGATATTTCCGGAAGGAAAAAGGGTATGGGTGAGGAAGAAGCCGCTACACTAAAAGAGACTAGGGCTTTGATGCGAGGTCTTGTAGATTGGCTTTCAACCGACCACGAAGGTTTTATTGGATATGATGATGAAAAGTTTGATGCTATTAACCGTGCGGCATTTAAGTCTCTTTTAGATAAGAGAATGTTAGACGAGGACTTTGCTGGATTATTTAGTATTTTTAAGTTAGAGGCTGATGAAGAAAGTCCCACTTTATCCACTCTGTTGGCTGGAAACGCAGATGAGTTTCAAATGGATATTGATTTAACCTCGGATGAGAACCGAGCCTTAATTGGTGATTTAATCGCTGAGGATTTAATTAAACCTAAAGGAGCCGCAATATCTAACTTCGTTGATATGGTTCACCAACAGTTTGGTAAAAATACCTATACCGATGAACAAATTATCCAAATGGTAAAAAACAGAGATACAATGCAAGGTGCTATTCAGTCTGCTCAAAATATGGTAGAGATGCTTATTTCGGACTCTTCGCCGGGGTTCGTTATTCAGCCATATTTGAAGTCTATTAATAATAAAGGTAAGGTTGAGAGAATTTCTCTTACAGATGTTCTAGCAAACCTCTTTGGGAAGGAGTATAAAATAGATGATAAGCGATACAGAAGAAGCAGGGATAGTAAATTAATAGAAGGTAAATCTAATAAAGAACTTACCGAGGAGGAGTGGATTCAAGAACTTTCCAATATGGAACCTAATGAATTAGTAGGTGAATTAAACCACGGACTTAAAATTGGGTTCAGAGATAAACTCGTTAGTAGTGGTTTGTTTGACACATTTAAAGAATATGATGGGTTAAATAAAATCTATAACCAAATTGACCTTTCCTTGAATCAATCTACCTTACCATCAATTGAGCAGTTTAAAACGCCTAAAGAAGTGGGTAAGGTTGGTGTAAGAAAAACTACCATTAATATAGATGAATTAATTGATTGGGTGGTTGCTAACCACGGTAGGGATTTAGAACAACTTGCTACAAAAATTGCTTCTAATCAAGAGGAAACTCATACACTTAGTATTCCTAATTGGAACCCAGCAGAAATTTCGGGCATCCCTCACAACCTTGTTAGTATTGGAACAAAATCTACTAAGAGAAAAATGACCGCTTCTAATAAGGTTAAACTTCTAAATAAGAAGCAAACCAAGCGTGGTGCTATTTTTGACTACATTAAAGCACTTCGTAGGGATAGAGATGAAAACTTTTCACAGGAAATTCAAAGCCAATATAACTTAGATGAGGTAGGGGCAGGGGGTATTTTTGACGGGATTACAGAATTTTATAATACCTTAAAGGACGCTATTACCAAAAAAATTTCAGCCAATCCATCAAGAAGAGACCGCTACGAAGAACTGAGAAATATTATTAGTCAATCGGAAGAAATTTTATCCGAGATTAGCACTACTGATAAAGGAGAGGAGATTTTAAATGACCCTTCACTTGCTAACGATGTAGCAGATGAAATGGGTGAACTTGTTTTAGTTATTGACACCATCCGTGAACAGAAGCAAGAGGACGAAGAATCCTACAAACAAAAAGATAAGAAGCCAACCGGAGAAGAAATTGATACGCAAATTGCTCAAGGATTGGAAAGTGTTGACTTTGAGGACACTATTTATGACACAGGTATGGCTATTAAAAACGATATTGAGAATTTTATTTCCGTGTTAGAAAACCACGCATCTTCAAACTTGGAAAGTATGAGAGAATTAGCAGAAGAGGAATATAAACTTATCAATAGAGTTCTTTTCACAGGGGGAGAGGGCGAAAATAGAGAAGTAGCGGGGGGAATAAAGCCGGACTTTACAGATGTTAATTTTACTGCGGTGAGAGCGCAAAAAGATTTAACCGCATCAATTGACTTTTTAGCACAACAATTATATGATACCGAAGAAAAGCAAGAAGAATTTTTTGACCAAGTAGCCCAAGAAGAGGATTATGGGATAAATGTGCAAGCAATTGAATCTATTTTAACAGGGTTCAAAGACCAAGCATTTATGAAAAATGTAAGAAATAACCCTCAAAGTTTAAAGGAAGAAACCAAGAAAACTCTTGCTAAGTTTTTGTTTTATCCGGCCCTATACAGAGGTTCGTTGGTTGGGAATGAAAACAATCTAGTTCAATCGGAGTCAGCCCCATATTCAAAGGAGTTAACCGGAGAGTTGAAACTTATTCTAGAAAAGGTAGAAAATGGATTTGAAATTAGTTATGTCTACAATGTTTCTGCTGAGGTTAAAATTTATCTAGGTAGCGACCCTTCTAACTTTATGGACCAAACCCAATCCGGAATGACGGTAGGAACTACTAACCTTAGTCCTTCCGGAAAGGAAAAATTATTCCGTGGCCGAAAGGGTGAGAAATTTAGAAGTCTATTGAATACTAACAAAAAGGCCTACATGGAAAAACTTTTAAATAAACTAATGAAACTAGATTCTGTTATAGGTGGTAGTTGATATGGTTAAAGTTATTGTTCCATCGGACCCTTCTCTAAATGTAGTAAATTACACAGATGGGAATGGTGCTTATACAAACGCAGTAAAAGTAGCCGCTCTGTTGGGTATTGCTGATTTTTCTACCTCCACCTCTCCTACTTTAGCAGAGGTTGGGGATTTAATCCGAAGGGCAGAGGACTTCATAGATGAATATACTAACGAGTCGTGGAGAGAAAATCTTGCTGAGAACGAATTTCACGATTTTGACTTTTACGATAAGTATTCATATTTTTACGAGGACTACGCTGGGAAGATTAGAGCCGAACACGAAAATGTTAGAAAGGTAATTAGGATTGCTTTTTGGGATGGAGATTCTTATAGAGATGTTGCGTCGGCTGTTTCTACCGTGACTATTTCCGATAATGCTTACGCTTTACAGGTAAGTTTAGGTATCGGAACACTATCTTGGCAATTAACTGCTGTAGCGGCTGGTCAAACTAGTGGTTTTAATAATAAGTTTGGTATTAGAACAACAGCACAGGAATTGTGCTATTTAATTAATGGTCAGCCTCCCACTATTACTGCTAAATTTACAGGGGCAACTGGAAACAAACAAGCATTAGATACCACTAGCACCTACGATGTTTCGGATTTCTTTTATGCTTCTTTGGAGGAAGATGATACCGTGACAATTGTTTCTTTGTTGCCCGGTTCGGATGGGTCGGCTTGCACTATTTCTACAACTGGTGCGGGTATTAGTGCTACTGATTTTACCGATAAGGAGAATTATGACCGTAATCAAACTTGGTGGGACATGAAGGATTCGGGGGATATTTTTTTCCGAGCAGACTACCCAATGCATAGAAAACACTCGGTTAAGATTACCTATACTTATGGAAATCATAGAGTTCCAGCCGTCATTGAAGAGGCCGCTACAAAACTCGTGGCTTGTGAGTTGTTGGCTAGTGATGATTCATATGTTCTTGTAGGGGATGATTCTACAGGGATTAATATTCAAGCAAAGTATGATGCTTATAAGAAGGATATTGATGCTATCCTTAAGATGAAGAAGCGAATTAATTATTACTTGGATAACGATTGAGGGGATAATATGAGTTGGAGAGAAATTTTAAAACTTGCTAGAACTAATGATGCTACACACGATAAACAGCATGGTCCCGACTCATACTTAGTAAATGATGATATTTATAGAGAAGCAGGGGGTCAAGTGTTAGGGTTTGACCGACCAACCTCGGAAAACCCCACGGGGTCTTATATAGAAACCGAAGGGGATAGATTTATGGATATTGAGGATATTGAAGAAGCCATAGGTAGAAAATTAACAATTAATGATTTTAAAAATCACCATCTTAATTGGAAAAGCAATACAAATAAAACCTTATTGGATAGAGTAGGTGGATTTAGGGGTCAACAGCGATTAGCAGAAAATCAAATTAGAGAAATGATGGACTCATTACATAGAGGGAACCCCTATGGTTCTCAACAACTGTATGAAAATATTTTTAAAGCGTTTTTAGAAATCTTTGGAGATGTTTCTAGTTTAACTAATGAATTAATTTTTGTTCTAAAAAATTATATGGGTATAGATGCGTCTAGGAGGAATTAGTTATGGGCGAATGGTGGGGTAGTATTTTAAAGAAAAAGAAAAAAGTTAAGCGTGATGCTTGCTACTACAAGGTTCGTTCTCGCTACAAGAAGTGGCCTTCCGCTTATGCTTCCGGTGCGTTAGTTCAATGTAGGAAAGTAGGTGCTAAAAATTGGGGCAATTCAAAAAAGAAGTGATAATGTGAGTTGGAAAAATATTTTAAAAGGTAAAGGTGAAAGACACTTTTACATGGAGGAAGGAAAACCAATTGAATGGAAGGGTCCCACCCATAAACACCCCGATGGAACATTAATGTCGGGTGAGAAACATGAAGAGGGTAAAAGTAAAAAACTCCTTCATTTGAATGAGTTAAGCGAAGAGGCTTTAAAAATAGTCGGTAAAACTTCTTATAGTAAATCAAGAAGTGCTTTCACGGATAGGGATTAGATGGTTAAGAGGCGTAATCGGGTTAGGCGTAGGAAGGGAGAACCAAGTCAAAAAAGCGAAAAAGTTAGACCAAATAAACCCCATTACAAAAGAAAGGAGAGGTAATTATGCCCATTACTAAAAAGAAAGACGGTTGGTATTGGGGCAAGAAAGGCCCATACCCCACTAAGAAAAAGGCAGAAGAAGTGGTGGCCGCTATCTATTGGAAAAAAAGAAAGGAAGAAAAAACTCAACGGAGGGAAATGCCCAAAAAGAAACCTTACAGGGGTAAGTATATCAAGGACGGAAAAATTGTTCGTAAGAATGAGGACCCCACGGAAAGGTCAAAACAATGGTTAATTGATACAGTTGAAAGAGCATACCCCCAAGTAACAAACCTTAATATTTTCGTTAATAGGGCAATTGCTGGTGGTTATATTACCTTTGATTGTCATAATTTAAAGTGGCGTGTTGAATTAACTAGAATTACATGGTTTGCCTCTTCCGGCATATATCATGTTTGTGTAGTAAGCGACGACAAGTATGGGGCGTCGGCACGGTATGATAAATTTTTAACAAGAATAGATGTAATAGCAAACCTAACTTTTGGGGTAGTTCCTATTCTTGAGTTTGCTTGGGAACTATACCAATTAGATGTAGCATATCCAATGTTTAGATTTTATGGAGAATATTTTACTCCGATAGAATCGTCAAATGATTTTTACGAACATTATTACTATTTAAGACAGGCTAGTAAGGTTAATTTAGATGATGAAAATTCGCATAGATTTAACAATTCTTTGTGGGTAAATTCCGGAGAAAATAAAGAAGTTTATGACGAAACAGTTAAAATGGCTAAAGAAAAAATTAAGCATGTTAGAGAATTATATCAACAAATTATTGGGAGGGAACTACAATGAGTTGGGAAGACATTCTTCAAAAGAAGTCAGGAGATAACTTCAAGCGTGAAAAGGACGAAGGACTCCACGGCTGGTTCTCTCGTAGGGGAGGAAAAGAAGGCAAAGGAAAGAAAACTCAACGGGGCTGGATTGATTGTTCAACCTGCGGGTCCAAGAATGGACCAAAACCCTGCGGGAGGAAAGATGCCTCAAAGGGAAGAAAAAGAAGATGTCGTCCTACTTGTGCGGCCTGTAAAACATATAAACGAAGGAAGGGAACACCATGAATTGGAAAGACACATTACAGAAAAAAATTAGTCAACACTACATTGATGATTTTAATGAAGTGGCTCTAAGACTTATTAACGAGAGGGGAAAAATTACCGCAGGTGAAGTTTTTGATAACCTACCTAAAAAACTTCATAGGATTATGAATCCAACGAGGGTTGCTATGTATCTAAAAAGAGTTCCCGGT